CGATATTTTAACCCGAACTCATCAGATGTGAGCTCTAAGTTTCCTGATGTGGTGCGACCTAGAACTAGCGAAGGATCATGATTAATTAACGCTCTCACGTCATTATCTAAAACCTCATCGAAAGCGCCTGGGGCAATAGTTTCCTTGAAAGGTCCAATATTCGTTTCTGAATTATAAAGAGCGGCGTAACCCTCGACTATCATCTCTCCATTTTCCTCTCGTACTTCTAGCGTAGAGTCTGCTTTTGAAAAGTGAGCTGTAGTAAGCAACTGCTCTCTATTTTGTTTTTCCTTTTCCATCTGTTTTACCTTTAGAAATTGCATCGCTGTAAGCTTCTAGCTTATCTAGTGCGATTTGATTTATTTGGACCATGTGAACTGATCCCCCATCTACAGGATTTAGATCCTCGTTAGCCCTCACTTCATTTATATTCATAACGCCTGTCTGTAGCATTTTGGCGTAGTAATCAGCTCTAGCAGCTGAATCTCCACGCTGTAAATCGTTGAGCGAAAAACGGGAGTATATTTGTGGCCTATCGAAAGAAGGAATTAGCTTTCTGTCGATTTCTTGCTCTACTCTCTGAGTCCAGGGGACTATCGTATGGCGAGCAAACATCAAATTTTGCTGCTCTACGTTGTTATAAGTCGTTTGACTAGGCAGCTGTACCAGGCTAGGCGGAACTGAGAAGATTCGGCAAATTTCTTCAGCTTGGAACTTGCGAGTTTCTATAAATTGCGCTTCGTCTGGACTTATTGATATTCTTTGGTACTTGAAGCCGAAAGGCATTAATTTAGTACCTGCGTTAGAACTACCTGCATTCCATGAGCCCTGGATGACATCCATTTGCTCCTTCTTTAACGGCTGCTCAGACGTTAACACTCCTGTCATTTGTCCACTTTGGCCGAAATACTCCGCCCCAAAATCTTGAGCGCTTTTTGCAAGGCCTAAATTTTCTCGATGTAGCCTAATTGGTGACATCCTATGAAGGTTGCATATCTCTAGCATGTTTTCAGGCCGTACGATGCCCACCTCACGAACTGAGTAGATCCTTTCGCCTTTAACTATTCGAAGATCTACATCTGAGTAGTGAACTGGGTTTAATTGTACAGCATAGCCACGTTCGTCACGCTCGATTATTGCGTATCCCATCCCATAAATAACAGCAGAGGCGACGATAGTTTCCCAAAACTCATAAGCTGTCTGGTAGTCGTTTGGCTTAGTTCGTACTAAGTCATAAGCTGGATGTACGTTTGCAGGGACTACATTCTCTCCGTTACGCTCGTAAATCTCCAAGCCTAGAGAAGCCATAGTACTAGCGATTTTGTACACACATGCGTAAACGGTGCTTAAGCTCATAGCGTTGCTTTCCGTTACCGAAGCGCCCGCTTTCGTTAGTGCGTAAATTCCAGCAGCCTCAGAAATAGAACCAGGTTCATACTTACCTGTTCTAAATCTTTTTACCGCGCTTGTGAAGTCTGATAGGATGCCCATTCGCGCGTATATTACGATTTTGTTTAGGGCATTACCAAGTTTTTAGAGAGTTAAGTTTAACAAAAAGAGCAACGCGATTAAACGTTGCCCTCTTTACAATTTGCCTATTCTTAAAAAGCAATATAAAAATACCTTTTACAGGTCAATTCTCCAAGCTTATAGATTGAAAACTTCCAACAAATACTCATCTTCTGGATCTATAGTATTTTGGACGTAGCTGTTCATAGCTATAATTGCAGCTATCACCCCGTCAACCTTCTTATTTTCTTTCTGCTCTTTTACAACTCGCTTGTTTTCGTTCACGTCGCAATAGATCACAGCACACCCCATTTGCCACCTCAAGCACTTATTACCTTCGTGTATTATCTTTTCTTGCATTACAGCCATTTCGAACTCTTTAGTCGGTCCATTCATAGATGTTATATTCTGAGCCATAGAAACCATCGTAATATCGTCTTCTGTCAATTCAGCTACGATATAAGTTGAAAATTTCGGGTCATAGCCGATTTCTCGAACGTCATATTTAGCGCAAGCTTCTAAGATATGTTTCTTTACTATTCTGTAGTCTGTAACGTTACCTGGAGTGATTGTTAAGCTCCCTTCTCGCTCATATTGCAAATAGTCCACTCCAGCGGCTAGCTTTTTGCTGTGAGCCTTTTCTGAATTTACGAACTGGTGTACGATCAGATAGAAGCAGTCTAACTCATCATCACGAAATAGTAGCGCGAAAGCTGTTAAATCTTGTGTACTCGCTAAGTCTAAGCCTCCATAAGCTGGTAAGCTGGGTAGCTTATCGAATGGGATAGGTTTATTACCCTTCATGAATATTTCGTCAGGGATCCAAGCCGTTTCTGCTGAAGTCCAGATATTGAGGTGTAAACGTAGAAAGCTGTTTATCATAGAAGGATTCGCTTTTGCCTTTTTTACCGCATCTATGAAATACGCCTCATTGCAAATAGTTCCGTAACCTGGATTCGCTTTCTTCCATACAGCGGGAGAAGTCCAGTCATCGTCGGGATCAGCTCGATAGATGACAGGTAAGAAAGTATCATCTTCAATAGTCCCATTAAGCAAAGCTTCCGCGTATTCGTGCATTTCAAAGCAAATTGAGCTCCTATCGTGACCAGCTGTAGTAAGTGAGATTATCAAAGGCTGCCGTCTAGCTCCTACTGAAGTAGTCAAAACGTCGAAAAGTGTTCTGTCTTTTTGAGTGTGTAGCTCGTCGAAAATTATTCCATGACAATTCAAGCCATGCTTCGTATAAGCTTCAGCAGAAATAGACTTGTACCAGCTAGAGCCATATTCGATAGTGTTTCTTAGAACCTTGGCGCGACTTCGCAAATGCTTATTATTCTTAATCATCTCTTGCGCTATGTGAAAGACAATATTTGCTTGCCCTCTGTCACCCGCCGCGCTAATGCACTCCGCTCCTGGTTCTCCGTCAGCAAAAAGTAGGTAAAGGATTAAAGCCGCCGCAAGATTCGACTTTCCGTTCTTTCTTGGAATCTCTACGTAGCATTGTCTGTACTTCCGAAGCCCTGACTCTGTGACTTTCCATCCGAAAAGAGGCTTGATAATATCATCCTTTTGCCACTCCTCAAGTATAAAAGGCATGCCAGCAAGCTCGCCTTTGACGTGAGTGCAGAACTTCTCTATGAACATAACAGCCTTATCTGCTGCGTCTGAATCGTAGTAGTAGCTCATTTATTTATTTTATGAGTATGGATATATTTATGTTTTGTGCGTACGAAAATACCTCTTTCGGCTTTTAACCGCACTAAAGGGTGAAAAGTGTTTTCGATATGTCCCATAATAGAGTTAATTAACCCCAATACGCCATCATTTTTAAGCCATCTCCATTCTGACAAATCTTTATCAACCTCAAAAAAATCACTTTTAATTGTGCTCTCTAGTTGTTTCGGGTTATTTATATTCCATGTTTTTAATATCCTGAAATCTGGTATTTCTTTATTATAATATTGCAAACGAGTATCTATATCTCGACATATCCCAAATTTTATAATTCTAAACTCTTCCACTTCATTGGTGCAAAAGTCGCTAATACCATACTTAGTATTATAAATATCTTTTTTATGCTTAGATATAGAGTCAGAAGTGCCGATATAAAATATTTTTTTATTATCGTATTTCCGTTCACAATAAGGGCATTTGCCTTGAGTGTGTCCAAGTATTATGGTATCAGGACGTTTATCAAGATCTTCTCTTGTGAATTGTGTTCTCTTTTTCATTTAAGAAACCCACTCAACTCATCTTCTTTCGGTTCTCCCTCTCCAATCCAGTTTTCTAGCTTTGCGATAATAGCCATCTTGCGCATACGAGCTTCTTTGAGCTGCTGCCATT